CTTATCGCTGATGTCCCACACATCGCCTAGGTTGATGGATCCGGCTGCTGCGATCTTCCCGAACGTCGCCACCAACTCATCGACAGCCTGTGCGCCCTGCCCGGACGCTGCTGCCGCGTCACCGATCGCAGTCAATATCCCGGGGACCTTCCCCGCATCAACCCCGAACGACACCAGATTCTTGCCGGCGTTCGCGAACTGATCCAACGCGAACGGGGTGCCCTGAACGGTTTTCAGGATCTGATCCATGAACGCCGCAGCCTTCGCGGTGTCACCGAACTGCACATTCAACGACTGTGTCGCATCCTGGATCGTCGTCAACCGTGACAAACCAGCAGACAACACCGACTTAACCCCAGCACCCCCGGCGACGATGGCGCCCACTGCGGCCATGCCTTTTACCAGCGTCGACCCGAACGATTTCGAGTAGACGTCACCAGCGTCGCCACCGGCGGCCGACGTGTCGACATCACGCATCGCCTTGTTGATGTTGCTTTGCAAGCCTTTGAACGTCGGGATGATGGAGAGGTAGGCGGTTCCGATTTCGATAGCCATCGGAACCACCACCTCCCTCTCAATCGTCGGTCAGTTCGTCTTGCCAACCTTCGGCCCACCACGACTCGAACTCGTCGGAACGGATCGGGTCTGACCCGTAATGCTGTGCGTCCGGGTCCGTCACTGGGACCACACCGGGGCGCGGGAACCGCGCCGGGCGGGGCACCTTGTTCTTGGAGTTCGCGGACTGGTACAGCCACCCGAGATCATTGATCGCGTCAATGAGGAACGCGGATAGTTGCTCTAGGCGGGGCCATTGCGTGTCCTCATCGACCGCGGTGAGGTACATCGCTGACCCAGGTTGGGAGCGGTTCATCATCGCGAGTAGCGCACGCCACGTGACCCTGACCGGCACATCCGACCACACGAACCCCGCGGCTAGTAGGTCCGCTTCCAGCGCCTCCCACGTGGACCTGTCGAGGTCTAGGAGGAGGCTTTGGATTCCCCCAAGGAAACCCCGGAGTGTTCCGCCCACTGGGTCATGAAGTCGTTGGACTCGTCGCCGGGGAGTTCTTCCAACTGTTCCATGAGGTCCCGGCCAATGCCACACTCCAACATCAGATCGGTGGCGAGGACACCCGACGAATCCTGTTTCTGTAGCCGCAGGAGTTTGAACTGGTTGGGTTTCGGGATGACCGCAAGTGATGGGACGGTGAACACGACTGGGTTGTTGTCGTCGTCGAGCAGGGTGGATTTGAACACGAAGTCGTCGTCGCTGCCGGGACCTTTCTTGACAGTCGCTAGCGTGGTTTTCTTCGGTGCTGGCATGGATGGGCCTTTCAGCGGGTAGCGGGGATGGCGGAGATTATGTTCGGGACCGTGGTCCCCCGATGGTGGGGTGGGGCCTCCCCGCTTAGAAAGTCACCCCACCACCGGAGATTGGGGATCAGGTGACGGTGTAGTTGACCGCCGTGGACGGGCCGGTGCCGTTGGTGACGATGACATCCGAGGCACCCGCAGCGGTGGCCGGGATGACCGCAACGATCTTGGTGTCACTGACAACACTGAAATCAGGGGCAGCCACCGAAACCCCATCAATGGACACCGCGGATGCACCCGAGAATCGGACACCCGTGATCGTCACCTGTCCACCCACGGACCTACCGGTCGGCAGGATAGACGTGATCGCCGGGTTCCCGGCCAACGCCCACACACCGTCATCCGTGATGACATAGCAGTCGACTGCCTTGCTGAGAGCCACGTCGAAAACTGGGATCGTCTTGATCGTGGCATCAATAGACACAGCACCAGACGACGTGAACGCAAGGTCACCCTGCTCCGTGACACGGCCCTTCGGGACAACGATCCCGACGCGACGCGACCCCGCTTTCATCCGGAAGATCCAGGACTGCGGATCCAAATCCTCACCACAAATGACGGTTGCGGTGCGGTTGCCCTTCAACGTGGTTGCGCCGGTGACAGTGACGTTCGTGGGACCGAACAGGTTTTTCAACGTGAACTCGTTCAATTCCAGGAAGTTCGTTTTGATGGTGCCGTTGAATTCGGTTTGGATGGTGTCAAGGATAGTGCCGTCCATGTCCTTGATGTCAGTGAACGAACGACCGGTGGACAAGGTGACACCCGGTTCACCAACGTAGCCGCAGTCGTTGAACCCGGTGAGTGTGAGGTTTTCGAAGAATGCTTCGCTGGTGGCTGGCAGAGTGGTTCCGAACAGTCCGGACAGGACAGTCCCCGTAACGAGGTCCTGACCGATGCCGGCGAAAATTGCGCCTGCATTTGCTGGCATGGCGTAGCCCCTTTCCGGGCGTCTTTAGCGGGGAGGCCCTTGGAAAGGTAATTCCGGTTACTGCGGTGGGATGGAATCCCACTGCCAACCGTCCCGTGTTTGCTCCACGGGAGGCGGGTCAGGTTCGGGTGGTGGTAATGGCCGCCACCCATCGACAGCGTCGACCAATGCCATCGTGGCGTGCACTTGTGCGAGCGCGATAGTCGTTGCCGGGTCCGTCGGGTACGTCAACGTGGACAGCAGGTCACGAACACACTCGGCGTGCGTCAAATCACGGACCCACGGATGTGGATGATCACGGTGAACACATATCGTGGTGAATTGCTGTCGGGATCCGGCTGATTCACCGGTCCACCCACCTCGTCCACGTGGGTGCACGAATCGGATTGCCCTGGCATCGCCAGGATCTCGGCCCGCACAACACGGGAGAGGTCTTCCGCGGCGATCTCCGTTGGTGCCCAGCAGTCGAACACCAGCATCGGGGCATCCGTGACAAGGTTCGCGGTCACCCCACCGATACGACGAACCTTCACCAAATACGCGGGACGAACCGCTGGGACCTTCGTCGCAACAGTCGCCGCGACACCCCGATCAGTGAGCCGAGACCTCACGTACCCGACCGCGATGGCTTCGGCGGATGGGAACGCGATAACCTCAACCATTACCCGCGGCCAGCGTCCAACGCCGCCAACAGGGTGTGATCCCGCGCTTCACGAACCATCGCCCGAGGCGTCGCCGTGTAAACGTGCACCCGGTCACGGTTCCGGCCCACCCACTCCTCAACACCAATATCCGGGCCCCCCCGCGCAGCAATCGCATCACCACGCCGACGCAACTCAGCCATCACACCAGGAGACCGCAACACCGCACGAAGCGCCGCATGATCCGGTTGAAAATTGTTGGCCATCAGCCGGCCACCCTCTCAAGATTCACGACGGTGGCTGGTGTCCATCCGGTGAACGGATTCGTGAACACCGCCGGGTCACCCTGCACCGCATACAACTTCCCGCGGACAGTCACCCGATCCCGCGACGACACCGATCCAGCACCAGACGGAACGAACACCCGCGGCGACGTAGTAACCACATCCCTGCCCGGTTCGAATGATTCCACCGTGCCACCCGGATCGAACGCGCAACCCGACACTGTCACCGGCGTGCCATACGACTCCACCGGGTTACCGTGAGCGTCCACGCTGCTGACAGACAACGCCTCAAACGTCACGGCTTCACCGAACGGGAACGAAATCATCAGTGGTTACTCGGTTCATACGGTGTGCTATCGAACCCCGGGTACGCAGGGTCATCAAACCCAGCCATTACGGTCGAAGGGTAACCGTAGTACCCGAATGTGGTTCCAACGGTGTCCACCGAATAGGCGCCCGACACCTCCGGACCCTTACACAGGTCCTGGAGTTCAGTAATCTCAGATGGCCAAAACAGCGACCGGCGGGGAGGCTGAGAATCAATCCCCTGCGACAAGCTGAACGGGCCTGCCGTCTCCTGCTTCGACGTGTATGCACCCGATCCAGCATCATTCCACCGCAGGATCGCGCCGCGTAGGATCGCCAGCGCTGCACCCTCATACGCGAAGTCCGGCGTCAAGATGCACGGAGCGAACCGCGCAGCCCGAGCCATAGCGTCATCAATCATCGCCTGCGCCTTCACGCTGTCAATCACAGCGAACGGCGCAAGATCAGCAGGAACCAACACCACAGCAGGCATTTTAAGCCGCACCAACAACCCACGCAGTACCCGACCAATGCGCCGCGGAAGAATCAACGAGCGCAACGGACTCACCAGTCGACCACGGCGTCGTAGGCGACGCAACAACACCCGCCGCCACCAACGCAACAAACGTCGCCGGCACACCACCAAAGAACGACCCAGGAGTACCCGCCGTAGCCACCCTCACGCTCCGACCGAGAGCCCACGCAGACCCATCCCAATGACACGACAAGTCATCAGCAGTAACCACATACTCACCAACAACCCAACGCGTCGTAGGTGCCTCGGTAATCCCCGACATGCCCGCCAAGTCAGCCGGCGGGTGAGCCCCATACGGGGTGAACACACCAGGATGCCCCGACGTCGCCGTCGTCGTAACAATCGAATCCCGCAGCAACGCGGTATCCCACTCCTGGTCGCTGACGAGAGTCGGCCGTACCTCCGCGTACCCATGCAGCGCCGCAGCGGCAGCGATCGCGTTCGCCTGCGTCAACCACACACCACTAGACCGAAGGTGGCCATCCGCTGCGTAGATCGCATACGCAACCTGTGTAACCGACACGGCACACTCCCTTACCACTA